CAGAGGGGCACTGCTCGTTCTATGAACGAGGGCTGTCTTACGACAGTTGAGTCACTTACGTGCTCAGGCACTAGGCTCTCAAGGCCCTCTCAACGGAGGATCTTGACTTGGCTTATAGAGACTTAGTGTATCGCACCACTTCCTTAGCATGGTATTATTCAGGGGTAACCCCGAACGATGCATGCGGAAGTTCTCCGGCCCTACCACAACCTTATTCCGTAACTGGAACGATGTTGTCGAAAGCTAGAGGTCGTTCTGCTATACAGCAGAGCGACGGTGTGGTTGCAACACCCTATCGTGCATGGTCTATTGACGTCCGTCCTAAATCAGGCTACCTTGAAGGTAAACCTGGTTTCCGGTACAGATGTTCCAGTAAACCATACCAGCGAGTATACGGTCACGATTCGTGGTCCGGATACAAAGCTGTGCCGCACTATTACTTGTCCTTTGGGTTGATTCGATACGGTAGTACGGAGGCAAATATTTTCTACAAGCCTCAGTATCTATCTCTCGAATCTGTCAACATCCGGGCGAAAGTTCGGAACCGAATGTTGGCTGCTATAGCCGACCGTCAGGTCGACTACGGCGAGACCCTTGGAGGAATCATGCAAACCGCCCAAATGGTGGATGGCACGATTCTGAATGGTGTGCGAGCATTGAACGCACTGCGTAAGGGGAGACCCGGAGCAGCACGTGACTATGCAAACGCTATGGCAAAAGCACGACCCATACCGGGACGCCGCGATCGCGGCAAATCCAAGTACCAAAAGAACTACACCAAAGCAAGCAAAGCGCTTGCCTCGGGGTATCTTGAAGGTATTTTCGGTTGGGCACCCCTCATTAACGATATCCGTGAAAGCAGAGATGCAATCATGGCAGCGTTCAAGAGGAAGGGAAAGCACTATTCCATTACTCGTAAGGGGATAGACACTTTCGCAGCCGGAAGCTACATTGCTTACGGTGATTCCAGGATAGCAGACGGCGAGGTGCAAATAGGTTCCCAACAGGGAGCTCACTACCGCATCGCCGATTCGTGGGTCAATGGCCTCAATTCATTGGGGCTGGCCAACGTACCTGCTACTGTGTGGCAATCATTGCCACTCAGTTTTGTCGTCGATTGGTTCGTTTCAATCGGCAACTTCCTGGAGGGCTTGTCTGCGTGGCACGGTCTCGAGTTCATCGGTGGTTACGAAACCACTTTTGTTCGAGGGAACTACACCATTCAAGACTGGTCCGGTGTTGAGGACCGTTTCATTATGGGGGGAGAACCCCCAGGAGCGCATACTCAATACTTCGGCATGGATAGACTTCCTGTTCTATTCCCGCCGATCCCCATGGTATCATTTCAGTTACCATGGAACCCGAAACAGTGGGTTATTGCAGCTGCTTTGCTGCGACAATTCACCTAACCAAGGAGGGCAACATGCCCGCATTCGCTCCTATCGCCATCATGGATGGCGCTTCCACTCCCGTCTCCCACACCTATACGCCGAACGGTCGTCCGGCAGGTGTCGCTGAATTCAGCGAGAAAGACGGTGTCCCGGTTGGGGATAACTCCCTGACCGTTTCCTCGAAGCACGGAACCCGCGAGAAAGTCTCGCTGCGTCTTCGTCTGCCCCAGGTCGTTTCTGAAACGATTAACGGGGTGGTGTCGCCTAAAGTCGCCCGTACCGCTTATGTGCGGATGGATTTCGACTTTGCCGATACCTCGACGGAAGCAGAGCGCACTGATGCTATTGCATTGGCAGCTTCTCTGCTCGGGACAGCAACGGCAGGCTCCCTGATCGTGGACCTCGAGGACATCTATTGATGTCCTGGTTGGACAAGATCCGGGAGTTTAAACCTTCCGGTGCACCCTTATGGGTGCACGTGCTGTACATCGCTTTGGCAGCTTCCGGCGTAGCCGGAATGAAACTCTGGGAGTTTCTATCTTCGGATAGAATCGCAGACTTTCTGCCCTTGACGATGTTGTAGGAATAACCCTACATCCCCGAAACCCTCTACACACAAGTGAGAGAGTACATGTCGAAGAACGAGAAACGCAGTTCGCGAGTATCACGCAACCGTGATTTCCTACCGACTTCTGTTGGTGACGCTTTCCTCAAAGATCTCGATCTTTTGGTCGAATCGATGGCGGAAGCTGGAAGTTTCAAGGAAACCTATCTCCTTTCGGAGTATAGGTCAAAGTTCCTTGATGCTTCTATAACATCACCCGCGGAACGCAGGCAGGCAGCCATAGACAAGTTCATGGCTGTCGAGGAAAGGAACCGAGCAACCAATCAGCGTCTTCAAATTGGAGATACTGATTTTGGCTGGATTACGTCTGACGCCCTTATTGCTAAGGCTCGTCAGATTGTGTCCCGTGTACTAGGTGATTCACCTCCTTTGGATTTATTTTCAAGGGGCTCCCATACTTTTGGAGCAAGTACTCGTGTTCGGCGCGGCCCACAGGCCGCATACCTCAAGCACGTCGGTCAAGCACAGGTGTCGGATTCTGCCTGGAAGTACTGGTGCCTAGCTACATCGGGAACGATGTTGGCAAAGCAGCAGCTTGCAGTACAGGATTCGTCCGTGTTGTTCACCGTTCCAAAGTCTAGCCATATTGACCGGGTTGCCGCAAAGGAACCCGAGATCAATATGCTCTTGCAAAGGGCAGCGGGAACTTTTATCCGCAACCGCCTCAAAAGGAGGGCAAACATTGATCTTAACGATCAAGGCCGCAATCAATGGTTGGCTCGTCAAGCTTTACAGCTTGGCCTTGCTACCATCGATCTTTCCTCCGCAAGTGACTCCATCAGTCGACAGCTCGTTTTCGAGCTGCTTCCTTTCGATTGGTGGTCAGTGCTTGACGACATCCGTGTCCGTTCAACTATCGTTGACGGTCGAACTCACACCCTGGAGATGTTTTCTTCCATGGGTAATGGGTTCACCTTTGAACTAGAGAGCCTCATCTTCTACGCGTTAACACGCGCAGTTGCATGGGCATCTGGTGTCAAAGGCACGGTGTCTGTCTATGGTGATGACATCATTGCTCCTTCTAAAATTGGCC